ATATTTGAATAACTTTTCATTATATAATAATTTAGAAAAAATAGAAAAAAATATATAAAAATATATTTTTTCTAAATTACTATATATTTAAAATGTCGGTAAGAAATAGATTTGATATTATGGCACCTTTTTTTAATGCCGGTGATGATAGACGTTATGGTTTATATTTAGATGTATTACAAAAGGAATTTAATGAACCTAATGCAACTAATGCAACTAGGGAAATTAAAATTACTAAAGTACACGATGAATTTAAAAATAGAAATTTTGAAGGTGCACGTGAAAATGATGATATTCATCCAGAATGGGGATGTTTTTTTAAGGGTTTGACTGCTAAATTTAATGCATCTAATCAAAATGATGTTGTTAATTTTATTAATACCATTGGGGATAAAGCCGACAGTACAATGTTACCATTTTTTAAGGCAGTAATTTTAGCCCATTTGAATAAAATGGAAGGGACATATAATGGTGCGCGTGGGCTTGTTGAGAGTAGGCTTGAGAAACAAGACTTTGAACAACAAATGGATTGGGGGTCCAAGAATTCAACCATGCAAATTACTAGTATTTCATTTACCGAGGATCCATTAAGTATTGTCACTGAACCAATTCGAAAGCTTTTTGATATGTTAGGAATTTGCCAACCCGATGGCACTAAGGCAACTAAATTTAGTTTCCTTCCAGGTAAGGATTGGTTAAGACGTCGTTTAGAAGCAGAGTCTGCTGTTAATGGAAGTGCTAGTGATGAATTTTGGGCTAGTAAGGAACCAGTAAATAATATATATTTTAGATTAGCATCGGATCCTAAAAAATTATATACTAATGAAAAAGGTACAAATGTTGAAGTATCCAAAGGTTCCCTAGCTATGAAAGAAATAGAAAAAGATAATTGTGCTGGTACTAAAGTGAAACCTTATGGTGATAAAACATGTGGTGTATATCTTGATAAATGTATGACTAATGGTTCATCCGCAAATATTGAAGCTTGTAAAGATTTTATGAGTGATAGTAATTTTTGGAAGGTTACACTAGAGGAAGTTGCACAAATGTTACCTTATATAGCTGTATCAACTCTTGATAAATTTGGTTTTAAGGTTGTTGTTAATAATGATAATAATAAATGTTATGAAACTGTTGATTCATGGTTATCACATCTTAAAAATGCATCAGTAGGTGCTACTGTTCCACTCTCACCAGAGGAATTTGTTAAGATAAGTAAGAATACCCAGTTAATAGAATATCTTAAATTAGTAGTTAATAAAGTTAATGGTAGTCCATCTATTTTAAATGAAAATTATTTTAATAAATCTCAAGTTTCTGAACGTTCTGATTTTCAACTAAATAATTCATATTTAGTTAAAGTAGTAGGAATGCCTGGAAGACTTATTATAGCTGGTAATGACTCAAATCAAGGACGTGAATTAAATTTAGGATTAAATAATTTAAAACTAAATCAAACATCAAGTTTTTTGTTTAATCATTTTTCACAATTGAAAAATGATGCATTACGTCGTGTTATGATTAGTCCTACAGGTCTATTATTAGTTAATGGATTACCATATGGTAATAAATCTTCCATATCTTTTCAATATGGTGGTAGTTTGAATAATAACATTCGTTCTATGCCAAAGAAACAAGGTGAATTGATAGCTAATTTATTTAAAATGGTTGATAATAAATTAACTAGTATGAATAAATCATTAGATGTATCTACTAAAGCTAATATTGATAAAGCAATTGCACGTTATAATGATGATGAAAATAAATTATTTAAAATCCTTTCGGCTATTGATACTTATATTGATTTACATGATGTTTATAAACAATATGATAGTAATAATGTACTTAATGAATCTACTGTACTTGCATTTGTTGAAGCCCGTGATAAATCCTTTAATAAAACTGGTACTAGACAACAAGATTTATTACAATTGTTTCAAGCACTAATTGAAGCAGTTAATAATAAAGTACCAGGTTCTACTACAAATGGATTAACACATACCCAAAATTTATAAAAAATTAAAAACAAAAAATTAAAAACAAAAAATTAAAAACAAAAAATTAAAAACTAAATAAGTAAATATTTTCTTTAATATAATAATATAATGGGTCTTGGATTACTCCTATTAGTTTCTGTAGGTAAGGAAAATATTTATTTATCAACACAACCTGAAATTACATTTTTTAAAATAGCATATAAACGCTATACAAATTTTTCTATTGAAACTGTAGCCCAGTATTTTATGAATACACCAGATTTTGGTAGAAGGGTGACAGTTAATGTTTCTAAAAATGCTGATTTATTAGGTCAAATTTATATTTATGTAAATTTACCAGATATTACCCGTTCTAATCCTAGTATTTTACCAACTAATATTAAAACATTTGCGTGGGTTAAAAAAATAGGGTTAGCATTAATAAAATATGTTGATTTAGAAATTGGTGGTATATTAATTGAACGTAATTTTGGAGATTGGTTAAATATTTGGTATGAATTAAATACAACATATGGAAAAAGAAAAGCATATGATAAAATGATTGGTAATATAGAACTTTTAACACAATTTACAAATGGTAAACAATCATATGGATTAAATATTCCATTAAATTTTTGGTTTTGTCAGGATTCTGGTTTAGCATTACCATTAGTTGCAATGGTCCATAATGATATTAAATTACACGTCCAATTTAATGATTTTAATAATACCTATATTGAATCACCAACAAATTATATAACTATTGTTGAACCATTTTGTTTATTTCAATATGGGGAATTAATTACTCAAAATATTAATGGTAATATATCAATTGGTAAATTTATTTATTATGATAATATTAATCAAAATGTTTATTATAATTTATTAAATGGTAATTTTTTAATACCTACTACAACAGATACTAGATATATTATTACAGGTTCTATATCATTATTTGATGCTAATATTAAAATTAATAGTTTAGTAATTGTTGATGAACCATATTTTAGATTTAATATACCATCCCTAATTGACGCTTATTTATTAGTTAATTATATTTATCTAGATAATGAAGAAAGATTTAATTTTTTAAATAAACCACATGAATATTTAATCCCAATGGTACAAAATATAGCTCAACAAACTTATTTTTCAAATAATATTTCTTATAAAATACCTTTTATAAATCCAAATAAAATAATATTTTGGGTAGCCCAATTAATTTCAAATATTAATACAAATGATTTATTTAATTATAGTCTTTATCCATTAACTAATACAGATGATAATATAATACAAACTGAAAGTGTTATTTGTAATTCTATTGATAGAATGCAACCCACTAATATTGAATTATATACAATTTTACAAATTTATTTAAATAATTTTATATCTACTCAATCCAATATTAATATGTTTTCTTTTTGTTTAAATCCAAAAGATTATCAACCATCTGGAACATTAAACTTTTCACAAATAGATGATACTTATATTCAAATGTCATTAAATAAAAAAATTAATTATCAAAATAGAATTGTAATTAGAGGTTATGGTTATCAATATAATCTTTTCAGAGTAATAAATGGTTTAGGAGGCTTAGGCTATTTTTTATAAATAAACATTTAAAATAATATTAATATTTATATTTAATGAATGTAACTTTAATTATCGATTACTTAACGAATTTAGAAAAAGAAAATAAAGAATTAAATATTAATAATAAAGAATTAAATATTAATAATACTAAACTAGTAGAGGAACTAGCAAATTTAAGTAAATTTTCAATACTGACAAATGTAAATAAACAATTAGAAAAAACAAATAAAATGAATACTGATTTAAATAATGAACTAAGAAATAATAAAAATAATATTACTATTGTAAAACAACAATTAGATAAAATAATTATGGATTTAAATAATGAACTTAAAATTAAAAATGATAATATTAATACATTAAATGATGATATTAATATATTAAAAGAACAGTTAGAAAAAACAAATAAAATAAATATAAATTTAAGTAATGAACTGAAAGAAAAAAATATATACATATATAATTTAGAAAATCAAGTTGAAACAAATACGAATAATTATGAAAAAATAATTATTAAAGATGTTAATTATTTACTGGATCCCGATAATAATATTTATGATATAGTAAATAATAAACCCAACAATAAAGTTGCCGTAATGAAAAATAATAAAGTAAAATTTATAAAAAAATAAATAATTGCGTCAAACTTAATATTATAAAAATATTAAGTTTAATGGATATAATTTTAGGTATTGATTTTGGTACTACAAATACTGTTATTTCATATTTTGATAATAATCAAACCAATATTTTAATGGATGGTGTATTTAAAACTATAAAATCTAAAATTGGAATTAATAATGGTATTTATACTTGTGGTAATTATATAGCATTAAATAATGATAAAATAATACATAATTTTAAAACTAATATTGGTACTGATAATAATTTAGATAATATATTATTAATTTTTTTTAGTCATTTAAAAAAATTAATTTATAAAAAATTTCCAAATTATAAATTAAAAACAGTTATAACAGTACCATCTAATTTTAATGATTTACAAAGAGAAATAATTAAAAATAATTTTATAAATGCTGGATTTACAGTAATTAGAATTATTAATGAACCTAGTGCTGCTGCGCTAGCTTATGGTTTAACCCAATCATGTGTAAATGAAGAAAAAATTTTAGTTTTAGATTTAGGAGGCGGAACTATGGATATATCTATATTATTAAAAGATAATGATTTTTTTGAAATAATACATAGTTACGGTATTAATGATTTAGGAGGTAATAATTTTACACAAGTTATATATGATTATATTATTAATCAATATAGTAATTTTATCAATAAAAATCAAAATAATAATATAAATATTAATTCAGATAAATTAGATAGATTATGGTATTTATGTCAAAATGCAAAAGAAAAATTAACTTGGGTTGATAATTATGAAATAAAATTTAATTCTTTTATATATAATCTTAATATTAAAAAATTTGAAAATTTATGTAATTCTCATATTGAAAAATTAAGTACTGTTTTAAAAAATATTTATACCGAACATAATGATATTAAATATATTATTATGGTTGGTAATTCATCTAAAATACCTTTAATAAAAAAAACAATAACTGATATATTTAATATAACTCCCTGGTTGCATCCTAATCCTGAATCAGTTGTTGCAGAAGGTGCATGTTTATATGGTGCTATTCTGGAAAACATTTATAAAACTAATAAAAATGTTGTCTTAATGGATATATTACCATTATCTTTGGGTATTGAAACAATAGATGGTAGTTTTTCAGTTATAATACCCAAAGATACACCATTACCAATTAGAAGAACTCAAAAATATACAACTAATACACCAATGGAAACAAGTATTAAAATAAAAGTTTATCAAGGCGAAAGATTAATAGCTAATAAAAATACCTTAATTGGGGAATTTATTTTTGATAATATAACACCTGGTGGTAAACCAATAATTGATATTACTTTTAAAGTAGATAGTAATTCAATTATAACTGTAACTGTAACTGATAAAAAATCTGGTGTTGAAAAAAATATTTTAATAAAAGATATAAATAAATTAAGTGAAGAACAAATTGAATCAATAATTAAAATGGCTAATATAAATAATAAAATTGATGAAGAAGAAATGATAAAATATAGTAGAATTTATTTATTAAATACCAAAATAGAAACTGCAATGAATAATATTAAATTAAATCATTTATTAGAAGAAAATAAAAAACAAGAATTATTAAAACAACTATATGAAATTGATTTACAAATAGAAAACTCTAATAATATAGAATTATTAAATTTATTAAATAAAATTGATAATGATTATTTAAATTTAATACAAAATAATATAGATGCTGATTCAAATTATAATAATATAGATGGAAATGAAAATCCAAATAATATAGATATTGATAATTCAAATAATTTAAAACAAATTATGATAATTGAATTAAAAGATGAATTAAATAGTAAAATTACATTTTTATTAAATAAAAATCCTGAATGGAAAGAATTTTTAGATCCTATATTGGATAAACTAACATTATCTAATATTAGTTTAGAATACCTACAAGATAAATTAAATATAATTAAAGATCTGGAAGATGAAAAAATTATAAATTATTATGAACAATTTAAAAATATTTGTTTATTTATTAAAACTAAAATTGAAGAAAAAGATATTGATTTATCTAATAATAAATTAGATGAATTATCACAATTAATTAATATATCATTGGCATTAATTTTTAATAGTAATGAAGATGATAATATTGATTGGGAAAATGAACTGGAAATATTTAATAAAAAATGTTATCTAATTAATAGTTAATTTTTTAATTTATAAATTAAAAAATTATTATTATAAAAATTATTATACTGAATTTAAATTGATTTATACTGCAACCACTACATTCTCAGTTTCTGTATGTTCGGTTACACCCTTCTTAACTTTAACCAATTGATTTTTATATTGTTTGGTAATGACACGTTCTTCACCAGAAGCTGATTTAATAGTATATGTAATTGGAGTTTCAAGTTTAATACGGGCACCCTTATATGTATAAGTTGCACGTTTAGAACCACGGGTTGATTCTTTGATTGAAAATAATACATGTTCTGCACTAAGATTATTGTTTTCACTATTTCTAAAAAATTTAGAAAGAGCTTTATTGGCTGCCTGATAAGGAGTTAATCCTGTAAAACGCCCTAAATAATCTTGTTCACCTGGTAAAAGAACTTTAAATGAACGTGGAGTATTATCCGCTTCTTCAACAGGGGCTAACACTAAATCAGGAGTAGTTTCTAATACTACATCTTTTGCAACTACTACTTTACTAGCCTTAACCTTTTTGGTTTTTGGTAATACATCACTAGAAACAACTGTGGATAAAACATTTGTTTCTAAACCAGTTGATTTAACAACTTTGGCTTTTGATTTCTTACTAGGCGCAACTGGTTCTAAAACTGGTTCAGAAACTGGTTCTAAAACTGGTTCTAAAACTGGTTCAGAAACTGGTTCTAAAACTGGTTCAGAAACTGGTTCAGAAACTGGTTCAGAAACTACTTTTGATTTTTTAACTTTTTTAACTTTTTGTTCTACATGAACAACAAGGGGAGGAACAAGTGGTTCAGTAGCAACTACAACTGGTTCCAGAACAACGGGTTCAGGAGCAACTACAACTGGTTCAGTGGAAAGAACAACTTGTTCTGGAGCGGATTTACTAGATTTATTTTTTTTTTGAGATGATACCATTATATATTATATTATAATATTATTTTTTTAA